CGTCAACGATTTGAACCGTTGAAGTCAATGCTGTATTGACCGTACAAACCAATCTGTGAATGTAATCACCAATTGCGCCTGTACCGCCTAAAACCTGCGCCGATGAACTTGCTGCAATGTGTTCGTACTGGTAACGATAAGGATTTGCTACGCCACTCATAATCTGTTACTCCTAGTTGGTTTGTGGGTTGCCCACATATCATTCAATGTAACTGTATTCTCTGGCCCGACCATCAGCGGCTTCTCAACGTCTGGTGGCTTAACCTTTGGCTCTAACCTCCAAGCAATCGCCAACATTCTAAATGCGTCAGCTGGGTGGCTTGTCCAATCATGCCTGGGCGTTTGCCTAAATGCTTTCTTGTCCTCGTCATATTCCCGCTGATATTGCCTAAGTGCCTCTAGCCCATCGTGCGTCCGTTCGCTATCAAACCAACATTGCGGCAACATCTGCCTGACCGCCTGAATCCCGTCTTGAACGCTAAGATCAGGCACGATAGCCATGTTGTTGATGCCTAAATGCTCACTCAATTGCTCAATGACTGACTTACCCGCTGCTGCTAGTGTTTTAGCCCTTGCATCGTGGGGTAGGTAATGTTTACCGTATTTATAGGGCTTTCCTGTCACTATTTTAGCTATTTCTTCAATATTTGCACCAGAAATCGCAAAATAATCAATGATGTGAATTTCGTTGCGTATGACCTGATACCACCAAATAGCCGTGTCATCTCGATAACCCAAGTCCCAACTGGTGTGGCAGGGTATATGCGGATCGTAGTCAACACGCCTAACCTGTCCGGCCTCAGTCACTTTGCGTAAGTCCTCGCCAAAGAAAGCGCCGACAATGGCAGCTTCGAATGAGCATTGAAACTCTTGTAGAAACTGGTCTGGTGAGATTTGTGCGGCAGCGGCTTTGAGTTCTGCTTCGGGTAACAGTCCAGATTCACTAGCTTTTAAGACAAGGTGAAACCACTCGTCAGGCGTTCGTCTAGCTGTTTCGTATATGTCCCAAAATTGATTCTTGCCTTTCGGTGTGCCTGCAAAGACAGCCCAACCTTGTTTGTCTGACAGTAAAGGTCTGATTACATTACCCCAGACTGACGGTCTAAAGTCCCCGTACTCGTCCATAAACACGCCATCAAGACCTACTCCACGCATTGCATCAGCATTGTCAGCGCCAAAAAGTCGTATCTTTGCGCCAGTTATGAGTTCAATTGTTAACTCGGCTTCGTTGCTTGATGCAAGAACTGGTGCTGCAAAGCGTTTGATGTAGTCCCAAGCCACAGACTTAGCTTGGCTGCGAAACGGTGCAATGTAAGCAAATAACGGGTTTTCAGTCTTGCACATGAGTGCAGCACGGATAATGTCATTGATTGCTGCGACAGTCTTGCCTGCTCGACGGTGGGCAACCAAGCAAGCCCAACGCTCGGTGCGGTTGTGAAATGGTTTAAACGCAGCCCGTGGTTTATACGGGATTGTTTCTACTCGTCTTGCCATTTCACAATCAATTCAATCGGAGTGTTATCCACGCCACTATGTTCAGTGCGTGCAAGTTTAGGCGAGGCAAACTCTGCTAATTGAGCAATAAGCGTCAAAGCACCCTTTGGGTCTGGTTTAACTTGATCGCCATCACCGTGAGCAACGGTTTCTAACCATTTTCCAACGTTATCAGCGTTGTTCTCAAGCAAGGCTGTAACGGTATCTCTAAAGGCTTTTGTAGCCTTGTTGACGCTACCCTTTTTTCTGCCGATCCCTGCTGCGGGTGGCTTAGGTCGCACACCAGATTTCACTACTTTGCTGATTTCCATATCTTTTCTCAATGGTCTTAGATTTAAGATTGGTTGAGTTTAGCTTACTTATTACGCTTGCTTATAGCGTGTGCTTTTGCAATGGCATCTTCTTTGCTTGATGCGCCCCATGCTTTCAAAGCTAACGCTAGTCTGGTCGGTTTCCCGTCTTTCTCCATTGGGCCTGCTGTACCGCCCATCCTAGCTAAGAAACTGGCTCGGCGTGGGTTATCACCCGACTTGACTGGTGGTTTAAGGTTCATGCCCTCTGCTTTGGCACTCGCTCGACCCTTGGCATTTAGACCGCCAGCAGGGTTCTTTCCCTCTTTGCGTTGCCAAGCCGCTGTCATTTCTTAGTGTCCTTGGCTGTCTTAGCTGATTCTTTAAAGTCTTTAGCTGATGGTGCGCCTGGATCGCCTGGCTTTCTCATCTTCTCGCCGCTGCCTGCTTTAATGCGCTCTTGTTTTGCAAGAATTGCCGCATATAGTCCTGGCTTACTCATTTGAACGCCTTTAATTTATATAAGGTCGAGTCAATTAAGTCAGCAATCTCATCGACAAGGTTTTGCAATTCTGAATCTTTAGGCAATTCATCACGAATATCTTTAACAAATGATTTAATTGCCGTGATGTATTTTACTGGGTCTGTGGCTAGGTGAAAATCTTTAGGATAGCTTTTTATCTGCTCATAGCACCCTTGATATGCCTCTGCCCAGCTGTCGGTCAGATCAATGATGCCTTCGTAGTATTTTTGCAACGCTTTATGCTTGGCATAAGAGTCTGTTTGCAAGTGCATGAAGTGTGCATTTGTCCCACTATGGAACAAAGTTGACACGAAAACGGCAGGATAATCCATATTGCCTCACAATGCTAAAACATCGTCAATAGACTCAATTCTAACAAAAATACCACCTTTCCAACCGTTTTGCCATTCAATTTGCTGCGGTGTAAATTTTGCTTTGTTGTCCCGTTTAATCTCAAACAAGTAAGTAGTCCCATGTCTACCCGCAAGTAAGTCTGGGCAACCTTTGCCAACGGCTGACAAATCGGTGACAGAAAACCCTAGCTGTCGCAGTGCAGCAACAATCTCTCTTTGATTAAGGTCAACCCGTTTAGCTCTCAAATCAATAAGTGTTGCAATTGTTCGGGCACAAAAAAATTCCACCTTGCCGGTGCATTGTGCGACTCAATTCTAGCTCTCATAACTTGCGCCCTGACTTCTTTGCTTGGTGGCATATAGTTTCCCTTCCAAGATTGATCTATCCCAATATTTCTGCCAATGTTCGTGCTGTCAGCTGACGCAAACGGTAGCTTTGTAAATACTTCAGGGTTTAACATTCGTAAGCCGTGCAACTTTACTAATGGCTGACCGTCATCATTGCAGATCACCCGCATGGCCTGGGCGATACGTTGCCACCATTGTTGTGTGCCGATTGTGGCGTAATTGCCGCTACTGCCTAAACAAACCCTTGGATAGTCATTTGCCAACCGTTCTAGCCGGTCAAATGATTCGTGCATATGCCAAACTGGTGCGCCAAACCATTTAGGTAATGACCATTCGTCTAATAATGCATCGTTATCGGCCTCATTTCCGTCAATTACGTCAGGAATAACCGCAAAGTCACAGGACGGAACGAGTTTAGCTTTTGCTGCCCAATCGTAGTATCCCGACCAATTCAATATCGGTTTGCCTTTTTTCCATGCGCTAAATGCACCATTGTCTACGGCAAAACTTTGACAAACTTCAATTGCAATTGGCAATTGTTCAGGATGGGCATAACTGATAAAAGCATGACCTGTGGTTATCGCAAAAGCAGCCGCAGTATTCGGGGTGATTGGCAGCCCATGATAGTGAATCATTCAAATTCACCGTTATAGACTACGCCGAGACCGATTGATGGGCGCTCAACTTTGACTTCAAACAATGGCAAATGTTTAAGTAATATCCAAATTTCCCGAGCAATATTTTCACTTGTTGGTAAATCAAAAAATTGATCTAAATTTTTATGATCAAAAATTGATTTAACAAATGAACATTCTTTTTCAAGTTCAGATTCACGCATAACATACCCATCTACAGCATTGCCTTGCACCCATACCTCTACATGATATGAGTGACCGTGTATCTGAGGATAATCAGGCAAAGAATGGGCGGCTTCAAACGTAAATCGTTTAAAAAGTTTCATAACAACGCCTTTGTTTGGGTTAATAAATCTTCTTCTGTGACCCCATACTTTACTGTAAAGGCTTTGCGCCCCATGCCATGAACGCCTGTGTTGCCTCGATGGTGTTCTGGGCATAGTCCTATTACTGGTGCTGAGTCCCTGCGCCCAGCGTGGCGAATATGATGAATTTCACAAGGTGTATCTCCATAATCCAAGTGTCTGCAAAGTGAACAACCCAGTTCTGCAAGTTTCTCATAATGTTTGCGTTGTGCTTTAGTCACTTAGTTAATTTCTCGATTTGACGGTTACTTGCTTGCTCTGTACGCCAGGCATCGAATCGTAGTTGTGCGCTTGTTAACCGCCACTTTAACAACTCAGCCTTCTCAGTTGCTGCGCCAATTGCAACGCACAAGTTTTGATAATCTTGATGAGCATATGCTTCTCTTTCTTGAGCGGTCACAGCGGTTTCCCCAGACTTCTTCATCAGAATAGCCTTTAGGCTTGATTTGTACGCCTCCAGATGCGCCAATTCTCCCTTGGCCTTAGCGTAATGAGGTGCGTTGTCGTAAATGTATTCTATGCAGGGATGTGGGCTGTATTCACTCATTTAAGTAACTCCCATGCTGTTGCGGCGCACAGAGGTACTTGTCCATTTCCAATGGCTTTAAGTCTGTCCACCCGAGCGGCCACCCCATGACCCACTCGACCCACATTGGGTTCAATACTCCACCATTCGGGTCTTGTCGCACATCTGGGTGATTGCCCAACATCTTTTGCATTTTTCCCGATGGTTTTCCGCAAGCATCCTCGTTCGCTGTCGGTGTCGGCCATTTTTGACGTTCCATCCAAACTGCTGTTGCTAATGGATTCCCCGCAAATTTTCCTCTTTCGCTTTTTAATTTCATCGGGCCGCCAGAACTGCTGATTGGAGTAGGCCACATTTGATTGGGAGGTGGATAAACCACTTGTTCCCGTAATGTTGAATGTGTTGCTCGACCTTGCCTGTTGTTGTCGTGTTGTTTCTTGAGTGCTTTCGGTGTTCTTGGTGGCAACGCATCCATGCACGTTGGGGATAACCATGTTGTCATTTCTTTTGGCTTTAATCCAAATTCTTTCTCGCTGATGGTTTGCACCAATATCGGCAGCTGATACAACGCCCCACTTTGCATCGAACCCCAACGAGGAAAGGTCTGCAAGGACAACTCCAAGTCCTCTAGTAGTGAGCATTGGGCTGTTCTCCACAAAGACGTACTGGGGTCTAACCTCGCCAATGATCCTTGCCATGTGTTTCCACATTGAGGATTTGTTTCCTTCAATTCCTGCGCCTTTT